GGAAGACCGGCGGGTGCGCATCCTGGGCGAGTTCGCCGTCATCAGCTTCAAAGTTTACCCCGAATTCAGCATGCTCCTGCACGGCTTGCAGGCCAAGATGGAGATCCCGCTCACCTGGAGCCGGGTGGTCGTCGTCGATCCGGGCTATCAGGTCTGTGCCTGTCTATTCGCCGCGGTGCCGCCCGACAACAGCCGCTGCGTTCTCTACGACGAGCTGTACATCAAGGGCTGCGACGCCATGAAGTTCGGCGAGCAGATGGCCGGCAAATGCAAGGGCCAGCACTTCGAGTGCTTCCTGATGGACCCGCACATGGGCATTCACACCGAGGTGTCCACCGGCCTTACCGTCAGCCAGCAGTACGCGCTGGAGTTGAAGAAGCAGGGCGTTCGCTCCGCGCGTTCGGGCCACCAGTTCCAGTTTGCCAACGACGATGTGGAAGCTGGATTGCTGGCGGTCCACGGCTGGCTGCGGTTCAACCAGGCGGGCAAGTCCCACCTCCAGGTGATCGCCGGCAACTTGCCCAACTTCGAGTACGAGATCAAGCGCTACCACAAAAAGCGGGTGGCCGGACAGGTGATCGACAAACCGGACCAACGCCGCGACAATCACTTGATGGATTGCCTGCGCTACCTCGCCCTGTACAACCCGCAGTACGTGAGGCCCAAGCTGCCGGAAGCGAAGCCGAAGGGGGCCGTCAACGCCTGGCGCCAGAAGCGTCTCCGCGAGCTGAAACGGGACGGCAACCCCGGCGGCTATATCAACCTGGGACCTGGGCCGGGAGGTCGCCATGCACACCCTGCCTAGTGGTCTGCCGTTCAGTGCCGCCGCCGTAAGTTGTTACAACGTCTACGCTTACGCCGCCGGTATGACCGAGCCCAACTTCGAGCTGCTGACCGAGGACTCGCAGAGCCTTTGGGGTCGGCTGGCCACCCGCGCCGAGATCCTCATCGACAACGGCGAGGGCATGAAGTTTCACGAGATCGGCAAGCTGGTGGCGCACGACTGGTCGCGCGGCCAGATCCCGTGGGACCAGGTGACCGACAAGCAAAAGCTTTGCTGGGAAGCGGTGGCCCGGCACCTGGCTTACCTCATCAACGCCGAAGATATCCCCGACCTGCAAGCCTCGGAGCGTTCCTGGGCCTTGTGGGCGCAGCAGAAGGAGAACCAGAATGCCACCACCCGTGGACCCAATGGCCCAGGACCAAACCAAGGTCCGGGAGCAGACAACCAAGGCGGCGGCGGCGGCAATCCCCCGCTATCGCATGCCCCGGCCTGAACTGAGCCAGGGGGTGATCTGGTACGACGGCGGCCTGAAGCAAAACGCCCGGGCGGCCATCGTGTCCAAGATCGACTTCAACACCATCTGCGTCAACATCGTCGACCCGAACCTGTACAGCATGCCCATCAAGGACGGCGTCCACCACATGGAAGACTACGACGCCAAGGAGCAGATGCGGCACGACAACGGCTGCTGGGACTTCACCGAGCAAGACAAGCGCATCCGGGCGCTGCTCGCCGCGGGGAGTAAATGATGGCCGAGGACGCACTGCGGCCCATCGTGGGCGGTTGGAACGCGAAGCTGAAGTTGGCCTGGGACTACAAGAAGAATGAGTTCCAGCAGGACGCCGACGAGGCTCAGAGTTTCTACAACGGCCCCTACGATTTCCTCTACGGATGGCGGGGGGCCGCCGCGCGCGGGTCCTTCACTTACAGCGGCAACGAGGACGACTTGCCGGCGCCGGCGTTCAGGATGACCGTCAACAAAGTGGCCGAGCTTATCCAGATCTTTGGCCCCGTGCTGTACCACCGGAACCCGACGAGGAAGGTCAACGCCCGCAAACCGCCCATGTTTCCCATTACCCTACTCGGAGACCCTAATGACCCGAACGTCCAAGTCCAGTACCAACAAATCCAGCAGCAAGTCGCTCAACAAGGCACGCAGGACGCCGCCCGCAGCGTCCTCCTCGAAGCCTATCTCAACTACACTCCCGGCGCCCTCGACCTCAAAACCGAGTCGCGGAGGGCCATCGACGAGGCGCTGATCAAGGGCATGGGCTTGTTGTGGACCGAGATTTACCAGCCGGCGGGCAGCCAGATGAAAATGGCCGGCTCGTTCTACGACACGGTCGACAACCTCCTCATCGACCCCGACTTCGAGACCATCCGCGACGCCAAGTGGGTCAGCCGCAAACACACCCAGCCCTATTGGGAGGTCGAAGCCCGGTTCGGCCTCAAGCCCGATACCTTGCGCAGTAAGGCATCTTTCCAGAGCTACGGCGCGCAGGCGCTGACGGCGGCGAACCCCGAGGGGGAATACCGCACCAAGCAAGGGCTCACCAACGACTTGGTGGTGTGGCACGAGATCTACAGCAAAATGGGCATCGGCGGCTTCATGGAAGGGGTCGACGACAACATGAAGGAGCCCATGCAGCAGTACGGCCAGTATTGCTACCTGTGCATCTGCGAAGACCTGCCCTATCCGCTGAACATCGGGGAGGACCTGGCCAACGTCATGGTTCCCAGCGAGGACCAGCTGGAGCAAATGACGCTGGCTACCGCCCTCCCCGAGATCCAGCAGCGCTTGCAGTGGCCCATCCCGTTTTGGGCCGACGACGACTGGCCCTTCGAGGCGATCATCTTCCACGAGATCCCGAGGAAGGTGTGGCCCATGAGCCACATCAAGCCGGCGATGGGAGAACTAAAGTTCCTCAACTGGGCCTACTCCTTCCTGGCCGGCAAGATCAAGACGGCCTGCCGCGACTTCCTGGTCATCATGAAGTCGGCCAGCGAGGACATGAAGGACAAGATCAAAACGGGCCAGGACTACACGCTGATCGAGTTGGAAGCCTTGTACGGCTCGATCGAGAAGACGGTGCAGTTCCTCCAGCACCCCACCTTCAACCCGGAAATTTACAAGATCATCCAGGGGATCGAGAAGAACTTCGAGAAGCGGACGGGCCTGACCGAGCTGGCCTACGGCATGAGCGGCCAGCAACTCCGGTCGGCGCAGGAAGCGGACGTGAAGCGGGACCAGATGAACGTCCGGCCCGACGACATGAGCGACAAGGTCGAGAACGCGATGACCAACGTCGCCAGGAAAGAAGCCCTGGCGGCCCGCTGGTTCATCAAAGGCCCCGACGTGGCGCCCGTTTTCGGCCAGATCGGCGCGACCTGGTGGGATGCGCTGGTGGTCAACAGCAACCCGGCGGAGATCATCCACCAACTGGAGTACCGGATCGAGGCAGGCACCACCCGCAAGCCCAACGTCGCTCTCGAACAAAGCAATATGCAGCAGGCGATGCAGACCCTGTTCCCGTTCCTGTCGGGCCACGGCGCCGCCACGGGAGACTTCGGCCCGGTGAACGCCCTCATCAGCCAGTGGGCCAAGAGCATGAACTTCGACGCGAGCCCGTTCCTGATCCAGCCCCCCCCGCCTCCACCCCCACCGCCGGTTGGCGCACCGGGGCCGCATCCCGGCGCGCCTGCCCCGCCCATCCCGCCGGGCCATCCGGGGGCTGGACCACCAACGGGCCATCCCGGCAACCTTCCCCCTCACGCCAACGGACCGATGCCAGGCCCGCCGCTGCCACCGCCGGGGGCGCGACCCATTAGGAGTTAGCCATGAAGCTCAAAGTCAAAAACATCGAGTTCCAGCAGCGTATGTACCCCGTGGAGATCATCACCCTGCTGCCCGAGGACGAGACCATCCACGGCTCCATCGAGATCTGTGGCACCACCACCGCCCTCATCGACGTGCTGCGGCTGCGGGTCGGCGACGAAGTCGACATACCGCAGTTCACGGGAGTGCCCGAGCAGCAGCCCGGCATCCCGCCGGCCGGTCCGGCGCACCAGCCGAGCACGCCGCCGGCCGGTCCCGCACACCATCCCAGCGAACCAGTCGGCCCTGAACCTCACGGCAAGGGCAAGCACAAGTAGGAGGCACCCATGTGTGATCTGCGAGTCGACAAGGTGGAGTACCAGCACCGGGACCTGAGCACCGAGGTGATCACGGCCATCCCGCTGCCCGACAAGACGCGGGGCACCGTCGAGCCGGGCCACCTGGTCCTCTACAACTACGGCATCGAGGAGTTCCAGCACCTCCAGGCGGGGGACATCCTGCACATCGACCACAGCCATCCGACCGAGGAGCAGAAGAAGCTGGAGCAGGAGGCGCTGACCGCACCCACGGTGGATGACGGCGTCACGCTCGTGGAGGAGGTTCATGGAGCAGGTAAGCACTCATCCAGCCATCCAGGCTGAGTACGAACGACTCCGGGCGGCGGGCGAGAGCCACACCATTGCGGAAATGCTCGCATACGCCCAGCCGCCCGGAG